AAGAGGAGTGTACAACTGATACACATAAGATTATTAATGAAGCGGAGAGGAGGGTAAAAGAACGTGGCAATAACAGTTGAAGTAAGACACGGTAATGTAGAGAAAGCTATGAGAGTGCTTAAGAAGAAAGTACTTAAAGCAGGTATACTAAAAGACTATAGATTAAAGCAGTACTATAGAAAACCATCAGAAATTAAAAGAGAAAAGAAAAAAGAAGGTATCAAGAACTGGAAAAAGAAGTTGAAATTGATACAGAATAGATTATAAAATTACACGCCTGTGCTTGAATAAATATATTATACCAGGCAGTTCATAAGTCCTGGGGCGTGGAAGGGTGCCAACACCTGCAGATTTAATATCTGAAAGTTGGTAGTAGTTTGAGGTCTACTATAACAAAACCTCAATGAATTACGAGTTTTGTGGGAGTTTGGGGAGACTCTAAAACCCATAGAAGGTCCAAAGGTTTCAATACCAATAGCGGACACTACGAGTGAGGTTTTGTCAGGTTCATACACTATAAAACAAACCTGACGGCGCTACTTGTATATTGTAGGAAACTACATATATAAGTAGTAGTGAGTTGCCATTAAGGGACTCATAAACGATAACTTTGCTTAATAAAAGGAGGTTTTTATGACCAATAAAGCATTATCTATTTTTAACAGGTTAAGACCAGTATCGGTTGGATTCGATTCAATCTTTGACCATTTCGGTTCAATGTTTGATGACGATTTCATTAACGATATACAACCTAGTTACCCACCATACAATATAGTTAAGTCAGGTAAGAATACTTACGATATTGAAGTTGCATTAGCTGGATTCAACAAGAAAGACATTACTGTCAATGTTGAAAACGGTATGCTAACTATTGAAACCAAGAAGGAAGATGAATCTTCTGACAAGGATGAAGATGGTGAAGTATTACATAAAGGTATCTCTAAAAGATACTTTAAAAGGTCTTTCACAATCGCTAATGATGTAAAAGTCAAAGGTGCTGAACTGAAAGATGGACTGTTAAAAGTTTCTATGGAGAAGATTATTCCAGAAGAAAAGAAACTAAAAACAATAGACGTTAAATAATAACGTAATATAGATAGTGGCGGGTAAAACCGCCGCTATTTTTTTTGGGCCTGAACCAACATTGACTTATAAATACTATTGTTATATACTAACACAAATGAGGAAATTATGAATAAAATATTAGTGATTTTAATGAGTTTGATTCTCTTAAGCGCTTGTTCAAGCATAAAAAATCCAAGTATAGCATTCGGTAAAAAGTGCGTAGCAAAAGGTGACCAGGTTCACTATTCTTACGTGTGGATATTTGATGGTAATGCTGGGTTACAAGCAGATGAGATTACTTGCGAATTAATTGATAAAAAGGATAAGAAATGAAGTTAAAAGATATAAAAGAAAAGTTATCAGGAACAGCAGTAGCAGCAGTTATCGCTATAGTTGCGTTATTGATTATTACTGTAGACTTAAAAAATAAAAAAGACGTAGCAGTAGCAGAATTAGCTAATGCTGAAGTAGGTATTTCTACTGTAGAATCAGAATACTTGGATAGTATTGCATTATTAGAAGGTACAATACAAGCATATGAACTTGAATTAGGTTCAATTAAAGTTGTATTAACAGAACAAAATAGTGAATTAGCGACAATAGAGTCGGAGTTAAATACAGCAGAAGCAGTAGCAACTCAATTAGCAGACCAATTGGTTACAGCAAATGCTACTATTGTAGACTTAACAGAAAATCCAAATTGTCCTGTTCAGTAAACCAACATTGACTTTATAACGAGTTGGTGTTATATTAGAAGAAAAGGAAAAAAATATGGTTAAAGAAATAGATATATCAAGTTTTAGAACACCTGATGTGTCGTTCAAGGTACGAGTCGCTGGGGAATGGAGTACTTTAAAATCAAAAGACATTTTTGTACAAGGCAAAAAGGTTTTAGTATTTTGTTTACCAGGTGCATTTACTCCTACGTGTTCTAGCAAACAATTACCAGAAATTGAAAGACTCTATGACGAGTTTAAAAAGAGAGGTATAGATGAGGTTTATTGTTTATCAGTAAACGATTCGTTTGTAATGAACGCTTGGTTTGAAAGTCTTAATATTAAAAAAGTTAAGGCAATACCAGATGGCAATGGACATTTTACCAGACGTATGGGTCAGTTAATTAATAAAACTCACCTAGGTATGGGTATGAGGTCTTGGAGATATGCATTTACAGTTGAAGATGGTAACATTGTTAATTGGTGGGAAGAAGAAGGTATCAATGACCAGGGAAATGATAACGATCCGTTTGGAGAAACTGATCCACAGAACGTTTTAGATAATTTAAGGATAAGAACGTTTTAATTAGATAATTATAAATTATGAAGGAGTTGATATGAATCTATCAAACAGTACAGTTGCAATTTTAAAAAATTTTTCTGAAATTAATAAAAACATTTTAGTTAAACCAGGAAAGCAACTACAAACTATTTCTACTTTAAAGAATATTCTTGCTGAAGCAGACATAGATAATAAATTTGAGCAAGAATTTGCGATATACGATTTACCAGAATTTTTAAGAGCAGTTGAATTATTTTCTAAATCAGATATCAAATTTAATGGTACTAACAAATTGGTTATATCAGACGCCAATTCAAGACAGTCCGTTAAGTATTTCTTTGCAGACAAATCAGTAATTGTTGCACCAACTAAATCAATTAATATGCCTGATAAGTATGTAACTTTTACATTAAAGGGTAAATGTTTTAATGACTTATTAAAAGGTATAGTTACATTGAACTTACCAGACATTGCAGTAAAAGGTGATGGTACAAACATTACAATGATTGCAACAGATAAAAAGAATAAATCATCTAACGATTATTCTGCTGTAGTAGGTACAACTGATAAAGAGTTTGTAGCATATTTCAAGGCAGAAAATTTAAAAATCATACCAGATGATTATGATATTGCAATTTCTAAACAAAGAATAAGTCATTTTGTTAATAGAAATAAACCAGTACAATATTGGATAGCATTAGAACCAGATAGTGAGTTTTAATTGTGTCAGTAAAAGATTGGACGTGTACTTTTATTTGTAAACATACAGCAAGAGGTTCACACAGGTGGGCATTTTGGTTGGAAGGTATTATAATAGGAGTATTGATAGGGTTGATTATATGAAAGTGAATATATTATGGCAGAAAATTTATGGGTGGAAAAATACAGACCGAAGCGAATTGAAGATTGTATTCTAACCAATGAACTAAAAGAAACTTTTAAACAGTTTATAAATCAAAAAGAACTCCCAAACCTATTACTATCAGGTACAGCAGGTACAGGTAAGACTACTGTAGCACGTGCTTTATGTGAAGAGTTAGGCGTTGATTACATTATCATTAATGGATCAGACGAAGGTAGACAAATAGATACGTTAAGACATAAGATTAAAAACTTTGCGTCAACTGTATCTTTAACTGAAACAGCAAGTCATAAAGTTGTTATACTTGATGAGGCGGACTATATGAATCCAGAGTCCGTTCAACCTGCATTAAGAAATTTCATAGAAACATTTTATAAGAATTGTAGATTTATCTTTACTTGTAATTATAAGAATAAGATATTAAAAGCATTGCATAGTAGATGTACTGTTATTGATTTTGCGATTGCTAATGGTAATAAAGTTAAGCTAGCGACACAACTTATGAATAGGTTATGTAATATCTTAACAGAAGAAGTGATAGAGTTTGATAAAAAAGTCCTTGCAGAATTAATACAAAAATACTTTCCAGATTTCAGAAGAACTATTAATGAACTTCAACGATATTCAGTAAGAGGTAAAATTGATAGTGGTATATTATTCAGTTTAACTGAAGCAGATACTAAACAACTTATAGCGATTTTAAAAGAAAAAAGATTTAATGATATGAGAAAGTGGGTTATTAATAACCTAGATAAAGAACCATCATCATTATTTTCAAACGTATATGAAATACTATACAAACATTTACAACCACAATCTATACCACAGGCAGTTTTAGTTATTGCTGGGTATCAATACAAGGCAGCTTTTGTAGCAGACCAAGAGATTAATATGGTTGCTTGTTTAACAGAAGTAATGGCGAATTGTAAATTTAAATAAGGAGAAAAATGAACGCAATAGTACAGAAGATAGGTAGATGGCATAGTAAAGTGTTTGGTTATGTTTCTAATAAAGCAAAAACAAGTAAGTGGTGGGCAATAGCATTAACCATACTTGTTTTATATGAAATTGTTGAACACGTGGTCTATCCAATATTAGTACCATATCTAGCGTATATGCATTGGTTTAAATAATGTATGAACTAAAAGATTATCTTAAAGCAATTAATGAATCAAAAGAGAATTTATTAGACACACCAGACCCAACTTGGGCAAAGAAGTATCCACCATTTGTAATTAACCGTTGTCTATCTATGTTCTATGATACCATAATGCATAGTAATGAAATGAACGGACTACACTTTCTATCTAAACGTATGCAATTTCACTATTTAATAAATAGTATACGAAAGAAAAGGCGATTTGGAGGTAGGTGGTTATCAAAAACCAAGTTGAAGAACCTAGACATTGTAAAAAGGTATTATGGATATAGCAATACAAAAGCAAAGGAAGTACTCAACATACTTACAGATGACCAAATTGAAAGACTTAAATTAAACCTTATACAAGGTGGGAGAAAGTTTAAATGAGTGAGGATATTATTAGTTGGTCACAAGGCGATATGCTTGAGGTGACCATTAAACAACCTGATGATTTCTTAAAAGTCAGGGAAACGTTAACAAGAATAGGTGTGGCGAGTCGTAAAGATAAAACATTATATCAATCTTGTCATATATTACACAAGCAAGGCAAATATTATATAGTCCATTTCAAGGAATTATTTGCATTAGATGGTAAAAAATCTACATTAACTCAAAACGATATTCAAAGAAGAAATACCATATCTTTATTATTACAAGATTGGAACTTAATTGATATAGTTAAAAAGGATATAACAGAAGATAAAGCACCATTGAGTCAGATAAAAGTATTACCATTTAAAGAAAAGAAAGAGTGGACGTTATCTGCTAAGTACAACATTGGGAAGAAAGTGGACGACAAGAAAAAAGAATTTAAAAAAACACCAACTACGAGTCCAATGAGTGATGAATAAATGCAGATACCAAAATTCAAAGATTACATAACAGAAGCAAAAACTTCTGGACCATATAGATTAATCATTATATCAGATGAACCTGAAAATGATTTAAACTTCCATACAGCAAAAAACTTAATGAAACAAGCAGATAAGCTTGGTCATAAGTCATACATCTATAGAAATACTGGTGGGTATGTAACCGTTGAAGATGATGGAGAAATGTATTTCCATAATCAAGATGACAAAAAAGGATTTAGAGTATCAGCAAAAGATACAGTTGCTATTGTAAGAGGTTCAGTAGTACGTAGAGATAGTTGGATGGACTTGGTATCAAGATTAGAAAAACACCAAGTGTGTGTAGTTAATAGTAGAGAATGTGTTAGTATGTGTGCCGACAAATATAGAACTTCATTAAGATTAGCAGACTATGGTATTAGACAACCTAAATCAGTATTGGTAACTGATCCAGAAAATTCAATGGAATCTTTTGATAGTTTAGAAGAAAAGTTTCCTGTTATCTTAAAGACATTAAGAGGTTCAAAAGGAGTTGGTGTCTTGTTTATTGAATCAGAAAAATCATTAGATTCAATAGTACAATTACTTAATAAACAAGATGAGGATTCTGATATATTATTACAGCAATATATAAAAACTAAATGGGATGCTAGAGTTTTAGTATTACAAGGTGAAGTATTTGCTGCTATGAAAAGACACGTAGTGCCAGGAGATTTTAGAAGTAATGTATCAAGAGGTGCAGAAGTAGAAGAATTAAAATTAACAAAATTAGAAACAGAAGAAAGTTTAAAAGCTGCTAAGGCAGTAGATGGTCAATGGGTTGCAGTAGATTTTATACCGTCAGCAGATAGAGTAAACGAAGAACCATTTGTTATTGAAGTTAACTCTTCACCAGGTACAGAAGGTATAGAAGAAGCAACAAATAGAAATTTAAGTAAAGAAATTATACAACACTTTGAAGATAGAACACATTGGAAAAAAGTTCCAACTATGTGTGGGTATAAAGAAGTTGTCTACATACATCCATTTGGACGTATAGTAGGTAAATTTGATACAGGTAATTCAGGTACGTCTGTTATACACGCTGATAAAATAAAAAAATCAGGTGGTAAAGTTACTTGGTCGTTAGAAGGTAAGACACTATCAAACGATATAGTACGTAAGCAAACAATTGAAGTAGGTGGATTAAGAGATTATAAAGAAGAAAGAATAGTAATTAAACTTGATGTAAAATTTGCAGGTGGATATTACAAAGAAGTAGAATTTACCCTAGATGATAGGGATGAAAAATCTAAAATATTATTTGATAGGGAAACTATGAATAGATTTAATGTTATGGTTAACCCTAATAGAAAATATATAATTACGACAAAATATAGTTTAGATGACAAGAAAGGAGAAAATAAAAAATAAGATGAGTATAAACGGAAAAGTAAAATGGTTTAACCCGACAAAGGGTTATGGATTTATCGCTAGAGAAGATAGCGAAAAAGATGTTTTTGTTCATTCTTCAGCGGTTCAAGAAGCAAATTTAGAACTGAACGAAGGTGACCAAATATCTTTTGATATTACTGAAACGCCTAAAGGCAATTCAGCAATTAACTTACAAAAAAACTAAAGAAAGGTCTACAATGGTTGAGATAACCAGAAGTAAAGAAGAGATAGCAAAGGACATTAAATTTATCTTGGAAGATAAAGTTGCTCCTGCTGTGGCTCAACACGGTGGGTTTATAAATTATTTAGACTTTGATATGGATTTAGGTGTTGCAAAATTAGAACTAGCAGGTAGTTGTTCAGGATGTGCAATGTCTAAACAAACATTACATCAAGGTGTGGAAGATATGCTTAAGCATTATGTTCCAGAAGTTAATGCCATTGTAGGAGAAGACGACCAAAAAGCAGAAGAACGAGGGTATACACCATTTGTACCTAGAACTAGCATTGACTAATTTTTAATTCTATGATATATTATAATCAAGGAGAAATATAATGGCACTTAGCGAAACTGAAATCTTAATCTGTAGATTGATAACTGGAGAAGATGTTATCGGAAAAATTACAGTAGGTTCAAAAGTTATCACAATACATAAAGGGTACGTTATCATACCAACACAATCAGCAAAGGGACAACCTATACAGTTGATGATGACGCCTTATGCTCCATATTCAGATGGAGATATTGTTGAAGTCAACGCAGATAAAGTTGTATCTATAACAAAACCAAAAGAACATATTAAACAAAACTATGTCAGTAGTACTTCATCTATTGTAACACCTAAAAAACAGTTAATAACTGAAACAGGTTTGCCTACATTAGATAAGTGATAGATGTATATTTTGTAAGGGACGGATCCAAGATTCGTGTTCAGACTAAAGAAGGTTTGAGTGCAATGGAGGCAGCGAAATTTGAATCACACGTACCAATACCAGAAATTCCTGCCGATTGTGGTGGTAATTGTATGTGTTGTACGTGCCACGTATATGTTGATGAGAAGTGGATAGACAAAGTACCAAAACCAGAAGACTTATCAATAGAAGAAGAACAATTAGAATATGAAAGAGGATATAAACCAGGTGTTAGTAGATTAAGTTGTCAAATAAAACTTACTAAAGACCTTGATGGTTTAATTCTCCATTTGAGACCAGATGAACTTTTATAAAAATGTAATAGAATATAAAGGCAAACTACTTGTTAGAGGTGTAAGAGATAACAAAGAGTTTAAAGAGAAGATTAATTTTTCTCCAACATTATATTCAGTATCACAACATCAAGAAAAATTTAAATCATTACAAGGACATAATTTAAGACCTATTGGGTTTTCATCTATTGACGCTGCTCGTAGATTTAAACGTGATGTCGCTACTAAAAATGCACCAGTCTATGGACTTGATAGATTTCATTATCAATACATCAATGAAGAGTATCCAAAACAAGTTAAGTGGTCAAAAGAATTAATTAAAATATTTACATTAGATATAGAATGTACCTGTGAAAATGGATTTCCAGAAGTAAATAATCCAGTTGAAGAACTATTATGTATTACAGTTAAGAATCAATCAAACAAACAACTTATAACGTGGGGTGTTGGTGAGTTTAAAACTTTACGTACAGACGTAACTTATATTAAATGTACAGATGAAAGACATTTAATAATGGAGTTTATGAAATTCTGGTTGAAGAACTATCCAGATGTTATTACAGGTTGGAATACTAAATTCTTTGACTTACCATACTTGATGAATAGAATTCAATTAGTTGCAGGTGCTAAAGTTGCAAGTAGAATGTCGCCTTGGAACTTAATACATAAAGAAGAAATAATTATAAGAGGTAGACCTAATACATATTATTCATTGTTTGGTATTGCAATGTTAGATTATCTTGATTTATATAAATGGTTTATACCAGTAAGACAAGAGAGTTATAGATTATCTTTTATAGGTGAAACTGAATTAGGTGAAACTAAAGTAGAAAATCCATATCCAACATTTAAAGATTTTTATACAAAAGATTATCAAAAATTTGTAGAGTATAATATTCAAGACGTAGAAATAGTTGATGGTTTAGAAGACAAGTTAGGGTTAATTGATTTATCTTTAACCTTTGCGTATGAAACTAAAGTAAACTATAACGATATTTTCTCACAGGTGAGAGTTTGGGATACATTAATCGCAAACCACTTGATGACAAAAAAGATTTGTGTACCTCCTAGAGAGGACCACATAAAGGACACCAAGTATGAAGGTGCGTATGTGAAAGAACCTAGATTAGGTATGCAAAAATGGGTGGTGTCTTTTGATATCAACTCTCTTTATCCACATATTATTGTACAATATAATATTTCTCCCGAAAAAATATTAGGTGTTAAACCATCTGGTGTTTCTGTGAATAAAATGTTGAGTAAGAAGACACCCCTAGATTATTTAAAAACAGAAGGTGCTTGTATAACACCTAACGGTGCAATGTTTAAAAGAGATAGTCAAGGGTTCTTACCTGAAATGATTGAAAAGATTTATAAAGACCGTGTGATATATAAGAAACGTGAGTTAAAAGCACAAAAAGAATATCAAAAGAATCCAACAAACGATTTAAAAAAAGAAATTGCTAGGTGTCATAACGTACAATGGGCAAGAAAGATTGCTTTGAATAGTTGTTATGGTGCAATAGGTAATCAATACTTTAGATACTATGATATAGCACAAGCAAGTGCTGTAACTACAGCAGGTCAATATATTATAAGAAATATAGAACAAAAAGTAAATGAATATCTAAATCAAATATTACAAACACACAACGAAGTAGATTATGTACTAGCGTCTGATACAGATTCAATTTATGTATCGTTTGATAAACTTGTAGAGAAGACTTGTAAAGATAAAACAGACCAACAAGTATGTGATTTTCTTGCTAAGGTATGTGATAACAAATTAGAACCTTTTATTGCAAAACAATTTGAAGACATTGCAGATTATACTAACGCATTTAAGAACGCAATGGTTATGGCACGTGAAGTTATTGCGAACAAAGGTATATGGGTTGCGAAAAAAAGATATATGTTAAACGTATTAGATGAGGAAGATGTGAGATTGTCTGAACCTAAATTAAAGATTATGGGTATAGAGGCAATTAAATCTTCAACTCCACAAGTATGCCGAGGTAAGATTAAAGAAGCAATTAAAATAATTATGTCAAAAGAACAATCTGATTTACATACTTTCATTGCAGATTTTAAAAAAGAATTTATGAGTATGTCTGCTGAGCAGATATCATTTCCAAGGTCTTGTAATAATATGAGAAAATATGGTAGTAGTAAAGATGTGTTTATCAAAGGTACACCAATACACGTTAAAGGTTCATTGATTTATAATCATCAAATAAAAGAATTTAAATTACAGAATAAGTATCCTTATATTCAAGAAGGAGATAAGATTAAGTTTATTAAATTGTTAGAAGCAAATCCATTTAAGTTTGATGTGATTAGTTATATAACTAAACTACCAAAAGAGTTTAATCTACAAGAGTATATTGATTATGAAGTACAGTTTGAGAAAACTTTCCTAGACCCTATGAGATTTATATTGAACTCAATAGGTTGGGAACACGAAAAGAAAGCAAGTCTGGAGGCATTTTTAGGATGAACAACTTTATAATGTTTTTTGCTGTATTGTTTGGAGGTTTTCTAGCACAGAATACTAATATAAAACTCTACCAGTTTATTATATTCTTATTAGTAGTGAGATTTTTAGGTAAGGCATATGGATATTAAAAACGCAGAAAGTTTAGAACATTTAAAAACACTTGAAGATAATAGATTTGATTCGTGTGTAACTGATCCACCATATCATTTGGCGTCTATACTTAAACGATTTGGTCCAGGTCAAAAAGGCATTAATAATAAAGATGAGAAAGAAGGACGTAATGGACCTTATCATAGAGCGGCAAAAGGATTTATGGGACAGACTTGGGACGGTGGTGATATAGCATTTAATAAAGATTTTTGGAAAGAAGTATTAAGAGTTATGAAACCAGGTGCAGTACTCTTATCATTTGCTGCCACTAGAAACTATCATAGAATGGCAGTTGCAGTAGAAGACGCTGGGTTTGAAATATTTGATATGATACAATGGTTATATGGTAGTGGTTTTCCTAAAAGAAAAAACTATTTAAAACCTGCGTGTGAACCTATTGTAATGGCACGTAAGGGTGTTAATAAAAGTTTAAACATAGATGAGTGTAGAGTGCCTGGGTATCAATGGGACACAACTAAAAACAGAAGAGAACCTAAAAAACATAAAGAAGCAATTTATAAATTAGGTTTAAAGAAAACAGGTACAGGAGAAAAAGTAGAAGGTAGATATCCTGCTAATGTTATACACGATGGATCAGAAGAAGTTATAGAAGAGTTTAGAAAGTTTGGTGAAGATAAAGGAGCAAAAGCACCTGTACAAAAAGAACAAGGTAATTATTTCTTTTATGACCACGAATATAAAAAAAGAGGTGATGATGGTAAATCATTTCAAGGAGATACAGGTACGGCTGCTAGATTTTTTTATTGTGCTAAGGCAAGTAAAAAAGAAAAAGGAAATACAGAACACCCTACAGTTAAACCATTAGAGTTAATGAGATATCTTGTTAAGTTAGTTACACCCAAAGATGGAACAGTATTGGATCCATTTGCAGGTACAGGTACTACTGGTGAAGCGGCGTTATTAGAAGGTCGTAAGTATTACTTGATAGAAAGAGAAAAGAATTATTTTAAAGACATAGAGAAGAGATTAAAGAAAGTGAATCCGTTTTTTGTATGACAATTTTATTATCAATGTTATTTGTAGTATTAATTTATGCAATACCTTTATGTTTATTATTAATGTGGAACAATGAAAAACCTAGACCTTAAACAATTCGCAGACGAAAATAGATTGCCTATAATGGATTCTATTCAATTTAAAAATTGGACAGATGAAATAGGTAAAGAAAAATTTAGAGAACTATTATCAGAATATATTGCTGAACATAGACCAGAATTTCCTTTAAATAAAATTTCATATGATGTTATGAAAGATAATATAATAAAATTAAGTAAGTTTGATACTAGCAAACTTTGTACACCTAATGAACAAAGTCATAAAGATATATTTGAAAAGTATGATGACTATAAGTATCCTTATTCAAAATATGGTCTAGGACTAATTGACGCTCCATCAATATATAATAAGTGTAGTAATTATTTTCATCAAGAGTTAAGATTAAATTGTTCAAGTTATAGTTTTAGAGCACCAATTGAAGTTTTTAAAAATGGTAATGCAAAAGATATATGGAAATGTTTAGGTGCATTATGGAGAGGTGTGAATAGTACCAAAGATTTATCACCAGGTAGTTATAGAGAAGCAATAAGATTAGGTACATATGTTGCAACACAATTTAAACCAGTTGTTGCAAAAACAATATACGATATGACCAATGCAGAAACAGTATTAGATACGAGTTGTGGTTGGGGAGATAGACTAGCTGGTTTCTTTGCTAGTAAGGCAACACATTATTATGGTTGTGACCCTAATCCAAATACGTATAAGAATTATCAAAAACAAATAGAAGAGTATAGTAAATTCTTTAAAAACAAAACTGTTAAGATATGGAATTGTGGTGCAGAAGATTTACCTTATAACGAACTACCAGATATAGATTGTGCATTTACAAGTCCACCTTATTTTAGTACTGAACAATATAATAAAGGCGGTGAGAAAGAAGAACTACAATCTTGGCATAAGTTTAATGAGTATGAGCAATGGAGAGATAATTTTTATCTTCCAGTTGCAGAAAAGACAATGAGTAAATCAAAATATATGTTTGTTAATATTATGGATCCAAAGATTAAGGGTACTAGATATAGGTCAAGTGATGAACTAGTTGATAGATTTAAAGATAAGTTTTTAGGTCAAATTGGTATGAGGATTATGCAAAGACCACAAGGTACTAAAAAGTTTAAAACAAAAGAAGAGTTGAATGTCTTTATGGCAATGACTTATATTGAGAATATTTGGTGTTTTGGAGAGAAGATAGACTTATTTAAACACGCAAGAGTAGGGACGTTAGAGGCGTT